TGACTGTAGAGCCTTGCCCGTCACTGTAAACCGCAAAGGGTGTACCATGTCGGGCGGTTGACTGTAGAGCCTTGCCCCTTTGCGGATTTTTCCAAAAAAAGAAAGGGGTACACCCTTTTTACAAGTGTACCCCGTGAAATTATATGTTGTTATGCCTACGGCTGTAAACCGATTGCAAGCGCTTTTTTCTGGATTGCCTCAACTGTTTTTGCGACCGCCCTTTGTGTAACGCCTAAATATGTTGCGATTGCCTTATAACCGTATCCGGATTGACGCAAGTTCAACACTTGCGCTTGTTTTTTGGTTAAGTTCATACGGTTGATAAGTTCGTCCGTATCTTCCACTGTTTGAGCGTCCGCGCTGTATAGAGTGCAAGCCTTGTTGAAGTCGCAAGCGTAACCGCCTAAATCGGCGTATTTCGTCATACGTCTGTATATTGTTTCAATTTCGCCCGTTTCCCTATCTTCTGAAAAACTCTCTATGTATGTATAACCGTTGCGGGCGTCCGTTGCAAGCGCTTTACTGTCATTGATTGAACGGCGTACACTTTTATAAATTTCTCTAATCGGCGTTGTTTCTACCGTTTCCCACCCGTTCACACTTTCGGCGGTTTTAATCCACACTTTTTTCTTTAACCTTCTAACCGTGTACGGCGTTTCTAAATTTACAGTTTCGCCCCGTTCAATCTGTTTTGCTGTCTCTTCCATGATTGCAAGTATAGCGTTGTTAACTATGTCCAGCCCATCCCCTAAAGTCTGTCTTGCTAATGTGTTCAATGCGTCTCTACAATTTGTATCTTTTATTTCTTTTATCATATCTCCGTTGTCGTTATAGGTTAAGTGATACGCATTGATGTTACAATGTTCAATAGTGTTTAATGTGTTCTTGTCTCTTGTCAGTTCGTGACGGATTGAAACAAGAGTTTCATTGTATCCGGTATCAATACATTTTTTCAGTACACTATATGCAACCGCCGTTGCAAGTTCGGTTAATGCGTCACTATATGCGGTTGTTGTCGTGTCGCTTGTCTCTTTTGCGTATCTTTCCAAAAGTTCGGAAAAGTTCGCCTTGTTGTCTCTTGCCTTGTTTTCTGTTGTGTTCGTGTTCGTTGCTTTTTTCATGGTCGTTTTCCTTTCTACCGTGTGTAGTGCGGTTATGCCTGTCATGTCCGGCATTGAGATATTTTTATAACGGGATTGTTTTAAAATGGTCGGTTGTTTCCCGTCATGCTAATAATACACTTTACTTTTATGCATGTCAAGTAAAATTTATTATCAGTGTTTCACTTGCTACCGCAAAGGGTGTACCATGTCGGAAAAAGTTTTTTCTATGTTCACTTTTCATACAATAACACATAGAACGGGGGTGGTTATGGTTTTTTGACGGGGTACACGTTCCCCATATTCTACAAGTCGCTTCATCTCCCACATCCCACTTCCAAAAACAAATCATTGGCTATCAACCGTATTTCCAATGTTTAATCGCGATAGCAACCACGTACTCGAACATTTGTTTTTATTTAAATTATTGTAATTTATTTTCCAAAAACAGATAACAATCCTGCATTGTTTTTAAATAAATTTTTTGTACTATTCATACAAAAACTCTGCCATCTATGTTGACATGAGAAAGTAAATCTGTTATAATACATACAGTGATGTTAATAATACACTCTGCTTCGGCAGAGTTGCTTATTGTTTCGTCGTGCTAATTATATACTTTGCTTTTGGAAAGTAATTACTGCTTTCATTCGATGTTGTTTTATGAATTAAATCTAAGTTACTTTTATTTCAAGGCTGAGATGGTTTTCATCTACTATATTTTTAGAGAACAGCCCAAAAAGCATTGATAGCCAAGGTTAAATACTAAATCTACAACTTTCAAGTTGTAAAATCAGAAAAAGAGGCGTAAACACAAAATATTTAATGAGGAGGAACTAAATGATTCGGGTTTGTGACGCAATCATGGGAACAGGAAAATCAAGCGCTGCGATTACATATATGAACGAGCACAAAGATGAAAAGTTCATATATATCACACCGTATCTTGATGAGGCAAATCGCATTAAGGAACAATGTGCGGAGATGCACTTTATGGAGCCAAGCAACAAGATTGAGGAATTCAATTTTAAAAAGAGCGAGCATACAGCAGCTCTTATCAAGCAAGGAAGAAATATTGCAACAACGCATCAGGCGTTCAAAATGTATTCAGACGAAATGCTTGAAGACATACGCAATTATGGGTATAGGCTTATTATAGATGAAAATATGGATGTGCTTGAACGATATGACTACCATATCGACGATATAAAAATAGCAATTGATGCTGGATATGTCGAAGATGTCAATGGAACATATAAGCTTATAAGAGATGATTATAATGGAGTAGCATTTCGTGAGTTATTTAAGTTTATGAAGTGCAGAGACCTTGTACGAATGGACTGCAAAGACGGAACCGGAGGGATTGAACGTTTATTCTATTGGGTCTTGCCGCCAAGTCTGATTACCTCATTTAAAGATGTGTTCATATTGACGTATCTATTCGAGGGACAATGCCTACATCATTTTTTGGAGATATATAATCTTCCATATGAATACATAGGAATCAACAAGGGTAAAGATGGGAAGTTTCGTTTTTCAGATTGCAACTGGTATACTCCAGAATACGTAAAAAATCTTGGGAAAATGATTCATATCATGGACAATGAAAAGCTGAACTCTGTTGGAGACGACATAAACGCACTTTCCATGAGTTGGTACGACAAAAACGAGGAAGAGGTTGAGCGTCTGAAAAGAAATGTATATAACTACGCAAACAATATTTGGAGAGGAATGCCGTCCGATGAGAAAATGTGGGGGTGCTTCAAAAGCTACTCACACAAAGTGTCTGGGAAAGGATATACAAAGTCATTCCTTACGTTCAACACAAAGGCTACCAACAAATATAGAGACAAGCATTATCTCATGTACATCGTAAATATTTTTATGAATGTGAGTGACAAGAGGTTCTATCAGAGGAACGGCATCGAAGTGGATGAGGACGCTTATGCTCTCTCAGTAATGGTTCAGTGGATTTGGCGCTCCGCTATTCGAGATGGAGACGAGATTTATTTATACATACCGAGCAGTCGTATGAGAACACTGCTTTTGGATTGGATAGAAACAACAAGCAAAGGAGGGAATTGTATCAATGAATAAGCAATGTTCGGACTGCTATTTTGGAAATAAATGCAGGAGCCTTTATGCGTGCGAAGATTATGCTCCAATAAATCCAGATGAAGATACAGACGAGATTATCGAAAATGGACGCAAAGAGTTTATGGAAGAATGGTTTCAATATATAAGCGAATACTCTGATTAATTTTTATTTGGAATATCATGCTAATTATATTATTTACAGAGAGGAGTGTTTATCATATCGAAACAACTTACATGTCAAAAGTACATTTATAAGATACATAGCAGCAGGCTTCGTAAGGAAAAATGGAAATTAACTCTTCCAATTGATGAAGCAAGAAGAAATGACGAGGTTATATCTCTCGCTGACAGCCAGGTTCTTCGGTGGATTGACGAAATGAACGGAATAACAGATGCCGACGACAAAGCGAAAGAAATAAAGGTTCAAATTCGGAAGATTAAAAAAGAGCCAAATAATATCCAGAATAAAAGAAAAATCAAGAAGCTCTACTCTGAATTGGATGCGCTGCAATACAAGCCGGACTATATGTGCCTTATTATTGATAAGGAGAAGGATTATTACCGCGCCTGCCGTGGCTTCTCTATAAACGGCATAAATTACAAGCGACTTCTTGGAACAAACGGCGGAATTAAAAATGAAACAATCGTATTCGTAAGCGAGCGTGTGCATGATGAGCTGGCAAGGCGAATTGATAATGGAAGAAATCCAGACAAGGCACTCGTAACGGCAAAGTTAGAAGCATATAAAGCATTGACATGCAGTGCATCTACTCCTGTTTCAATGCCAAATGGAATTTTAGTCGTGAATGATTGTGAAACAAAATTTTTATCAGACATCATCTACCTCACGGATGAATGCGATGGCGAGCCGATAATGGAGGAACGGAAAGCTCAGGAGATTACTTTAGATGCTTCAGATGGTTTTGGAACAATGATGCCGTCTCTTGCCGAGAGATGGAGCGAGGAACTAGGCTTGGATTATGTTGTAAGCGGAGTAAACACAAGATTCTCTTTTGAAAAGGGAATGGTATTCACGTTTGACCATGTGGATTTTGCTAAAAAAATTGCCGGAGAGAAGTATATTGTCAAAGACGCTTGGGGCAATGATGTCGATGTGAGGAATGTAGAACTCATACTGACTACATCAATGGTAAAGCTGTGGGATAGTTATAATAGTTGCGAAGAATACGTCCGCACATCAATCGAAAATGGATATACTTTTGGAATTCCAAAAACATGCCCGAAAGTTTTGGAAAATGAACGAACTTTGAATTACCAGTTTATACAAAGTTACGATATGGACGATGATGACATTGAAGAACTCATCTCTCCTACCATGCAGGAAATCAAAGACGTTCTTGGTGGAGACTGGAGAAAGACAATTTTATTTCTAAAAGGCTCTGGACTAAACGAAGATAACATAGAACGACTGGATAATGATATCGCAAAAGCTCTTATGATTGATAAGCGAATGATTGACGACCCATTTATCCAAAGTGCGATATATCAGTCTATACGAAATCGGATTAATGAAGCAAAAGTTGGAGTCTTAAAAGTTCATGGAAATTATTCCATTGTGTCCGGAGACCCATTTGCACTGTGCCAAAGCATATTCGGATTAAAAGTTACCGGACTTCTAAAGTCTGGCGAAATCTATAATCAATATTGGGCTGATATTGGTTCTGAAAAACTGGCTTGTTATAGAGCACCGATGACTTGCCATAATAATATTCGTCTTGTGCATCCGGAAAGTAATGACGAGGTTCGATACTGGTATCGTTATATGAAAACATGCACTATTTTCAATGCTTGGGATACCGCTTCTGCTGCCCTTAACGGAATGGATTACGACGGAGACCTGGTAATGCTTACTGATAACGATGTCCTTGTTCGTAAGCTAAAGCCTCAGCCCGCATTAATGTGTGCGCAGCGGAAGGCAGAAAAAAGAATTTCCACAGATGAAGACTTTATACGTTCCAATATAGAAAGTTTTGGAAATGATATTGGACAAACTACTAATTGGATTACATCCATGTTTGAAGTTCGCTCTCATTTCAATCCGGAAAGTAAAGAATATAAAGAACTGTCATATAGGATTCGTTGTGGTCAGCTATATCAGCAAAACGCGATAGATAAAGCAAAGGGAATTATTTGCAAGCCGATGCCAAAATCATGGCATGATAGACATACGGTAAATAAAATTGAGGATGATGATACGAAGCGATTTTACAGAAGCATTGTAGCTGATAAGAAGCCATACTTTATGAGATACATCTATCCATCTCTTATGAAACAGTACAATACATATATAAAAAATACAAACAGGAACGCATTACGAGAATTTCAAATGACGGTTGATGAAATGATGTCCATGCCATTTGAGAACTTATCTGAAAGGCAAAGGGATTTCTTGAGATACTACAGCTATCGTATGCCGGTCGGTGTTGGCAACTGTATCATGAATAAAATTTGCAGGAGGTTTGAGCAGGAATTCGACGGACATATAGGACGACATAATGCTTCTGTGAAATTTGATTATACAATTATGAAGAGCGGAAATGAATACAGCACATCGCAATTTTATGCTGTCAAAAGGCTTTATGAGGACTACAATAAACGACTACAGAACTATATGGTTTTTGCTGATTACGAGCGGGTTGATGAATGCGACTCCATTTTTGAAATTTCTACTATGAATTCAGACTTCCGTAGAGAATGCTCTTCTGTTTGCCCCAACGAGCAGACCCTATGCGATATTATCCTTGATATTTGTTATTCCAAGAACTCAACAAAGAAATTTGCATGGAGTATGTGTGGGGAAACGATTATAAATAACTTGCTGAGTAAAAATAATTTTGCAATATCATTTCCGGTTATAGATGCTAATGGAGATATTTCTTATTCCGGAGAACAATATTCTTTAAAGACAAAAACAATTGAGGTGAATGAATGACTGTTGTATTAAAAGAAAATGACTGGGCGCATGACATGATAGAAAGAAACGAATTAGGAAACAAGCCGTCTGAAACACTGAGAAGAGTAGCCAGGTATTATATGGATAAAGGCTGCTCTCCTGCTGAGGCACGAAAGCGTCTCGATTCTTTTTTAATTCGATGCGAGCCTACCTCTTCCCTTACGAAATGGTCTAATGCGTTAGATTATGCAGTAAGCAGAGCTACTAAATATCAGTCTATTGATATTGATAGTATTGATATTACAGATACAGAAATCAATAGAATAGACTTGTTAGGCGGTAAGCAGATTAAACGTCTTGCGTTTACTCTTCTGTGCCTAGCTAAATATTGGAAGGCTGTCACGCCGGACAATGATTACTGGGTAAATAATAAAGATACAGAAATTATGTCTATGGCAAATATTAATACGTCAATTAAACGACAGGGGATGATGTACTGGACGCTGAGGGAAGAAGGAATGGTTCAGTTTTCAAAGAAGGTGGATAACACCAATGTAAAGGTATGTTTTGTAGATAATGAAGGAATTCCAGTGCTCCACATTACAGATTTCAGAAATCTTGGATATCAATATTTAATGTTCCATGGCGAGCCATATTTTGTGTGTGAGAATTGCGGAATCACATCAAAACTTGATAATCCTGGCATCGGAAGGAGGCAAAAATATTGCAAAAAATGCGCTGCTGAAATTGCGATGCAGCAAAAAATCAATTCGTCAATGAGGTTAAGATATACTGCTGAACTTAGTACAAACTGAAATAATAGAAAAAAATGACATGCCAAAAATCATTGGCGGTCAATGTGTTTTGGCAATTTTGATGAAATGCTTCTTATGAAAGGAAATATACGTTTTTTGAACCGACGCACAAAATTTCCAATATTTACGAAGATTATATCTGTATACATATGAATGAAAAGGGTGAAATAAGTGATTGAAGTAAACAAAAAAGAAAAAGAGGTTATTAGTAAACGACTGCCATCTGTACATTTCGTCCGTACAATGAAGCAAAAATCAAAGCGGCACCACTATTACTGTGAGGAAACAGTTCCGGTGTTCCAACTACTAAATCAATTGCGTGGCGGGACTGATGACCGGAAAGATGGTGCTAATAATGGATATAGAAAGACGAAATGATGAAACGCCTTTACAGTATCACAAACGCATTATATATGGCAAACTTGTTGATAAAACGCTTGCCGATATAGATTATTCCGAATTATCTGAACTGGCATATGGTCAATCGTACTCAAGCGACGTTGCCAGAAGAATGTTTTATGGTAGCAGACGCACGCTTCAGTTATTGGATGAGGAGCGTGCGTCGGGGCTTGGAGGAGATAATATTCTTTCCGATATAGATGAAAAGATAATCAATCTACGAAAAGAAAGACAGAAGTTTTATGACCAGCGAAACGCATTTAACAAGGTTGTGCGTGAGCGCTCACGGCAAGAAGAATTGAATGAAATACTCGTCTCCGCCGTGAAGGACGGCAATCTTCCACGTTTAAATTATGAGCATGTACAGATTGAGCCGTCTGATAATGATTTACTCGTAAGTCTAAATGACATTCATTATGGAATAGACATCAGCAATGCATGGAATACATATAACCCAGAGGTGTGCAGAGAAATGATGAGAAAATATCTTAATAAAATCATTTCAATCGCTTCTACACATCATAGCGAAAACTGTATCGTATATAACTGCGGTGACAGTATTTCTGGGAAAATTCATTTAACTATCCAAATTACCAATAAAGAGAACGTTGTTGAACAGGTAAAAGGTGTATCAGAGCTAATCGCAGAGTTTCTTGCAGAACTAAGTTCTCATTTTAATTCTGTTAAATATGTAAGCGTTGCTGGCAATCACAGCAGATTAGATACTAAAGATAACTCTCCATACGATGAACGTATGGATGATTTAATCGAGTGGTATCTTGCAGCACGTCTGCAAGACTTTGAGAATATCGTAATTGATACACAAAGCAGGATTGACGCAACAATGTTTATGACTGACATACGAGGGAAGACGTACCTCGGTGTTCATGGTGATTTTGATGGGAGCGCAACAAAAATTGCTGCACTGCAAGCAATGGCTCGCAGACCATTATATGCAGTTCTGTCTGGTCACAAACATCATAATATGTGTGATGAAGTACAGGGTGTAAAAACTGTCATGGCCGGAAGCTTTCTTGGTGTAGATGATTTTTGTATTCAGAAACGTATTTATGGTAAACCAGAGCAAATGGTTTGCGTATGTGATGACAGCGGAATTGTATGTCATTACGATATTGAGCTATAAAATTCGCCGGAGATGTTATGTCTCCGGCTTTTATTATGGGAAGTTATACCGTAAGTGGTAGCGGGGCTGACTGTAAATCAGCTACCTTCGGGTTCGGTTGGTTCGACTCCATCACTTCCCATTTACTTTTACACAGATATTAGGAGGTAACTTGCGTATGGCGAGGAAGACAAAGATGAATAACATCACGACTCCTGAACTGCTGTCGCAGGTATCTACTGAAAACAAAGAACTTTTAGCAGATTTCTTAGATTACTTGCGCTCTGTTCAGAGAAGTGAGGCAACAATAGCAGGTTATGAGAATGATATCCAAATAGCATGGATATGGAATCTGCTTCATAATAACAATATACCGTATGTTAATTGGACAAAACGACAGGTTGTCAGATATCAAAACTGGTTACTTAATGAGAACGGGAATAGTCCGGCGAGAATCAAACGACTGAAAGCATCGTTATCAAGTCTGGCTAATTATATCGAGAATGTTCTGGATGAGGACTATCCAAATTTCAGAAACATTATAAATAAAGTAGAAAGTCCAGTTAACCAGCCTGTAAGAGAAAAGACAGTTTTTACAGAGGAACAAATCAATACCCTTCTTGATAATTTAACTATAAAGAAGCATTACGACAAAGCATGTGCTGTTGCTCTGGCTTTATACTCGGGACGCAGAAAGTCTGAAATTTTAAGATTTAAAGTTGATGATTTTTCAGACGATAAATTAGTATGCGGTGGAAGTTTATATAAAACCGGGAAAATAAAGACTAAGGGTCGTGGCGTTAATGGAAAACAATTGGAATGTTTCTGCTTGGCAAAACAGTTCAAACCATATCTTCAAAGATGGCTGGACTATAGAGAAGAACATGGAATTTGCAGTAAGTGGCTATTCCCATCAAAGCAAGACCCAGATATCCATATGGGAATTTCTACAATGAATAGTTGGGCTATAACATTCAGCAATATTCTTGGTGTAGATTTTTATTGGCACGCTATGAGACATATGACAGTTACAATGTTCATAAGAGCAGGTATACCCGATACGGTAATACAGCAGTATATTGGATGGTCTGACATATCCATGGTTCCTGTATATTCTGACATCCAGGCAGATGAGCAGCTCGCAATGTATTTTAACGAAAACGGTATTAGTAAGCCAGAACAAAAATCTTTATCTGATATTTAAACAACAGGAAGAAAAGGGGTATATATGAATAGACAAGCATTTATTAAAAACGTTGCAGATTTGCTGCGTGAGAAAAACATAAAGAAACCGATTTCAATTCCAAAACAGGTTTTCCATATCTCGGATAATGATGGCAATTCAAAAGACTTCACAATCAAAAAGACTGATAAATCTGTATTGTACACAAGAAATGATGTCGAGTTAATTGTTGATGCATGTTTGGCTGTAATTGAAGACTCAATAAAAAGAGGCGAACCGGTAAGCTTTCACGGGTTTGGCACTCTTGGTCTGAATTACAGGAAACCACGCACTACAAAATGTGTCGGTACTGATGAAGATATCGTAATTGAAGGACATTATGTCCCAAAGTTCTCTTTTGGAAATAATTTAAAAATGTGTGCAAAAATATATGAATTATCTCTAAATGACAGATTATCTGGAGATATCGCGATTGATGAAGGTGCGGAGGTGTTAGAGAGCCATGTCGATTGAAATGAGTTCCGACTCCGCCGTTTGCTTTAGATGCGGAACAAAATATGGAAGACGAAAAGGATACTTTCCGGTAAGTTACGCTATACAGCATAAAGGAGTTGGATATATACCAATATGTAAAACGTGCATTGATACAATGTATAATACATACCTGTCTCAGTGTAACAATGCCAAAGATGCAGTTCGACAGATGTGCCGTAAACTTGATTTGTATTGGAGCGAGTCTGTATTTGAAATAGTTTCAAGAAAAAGCACAACCCGCTCTATGATGACACAGTATATCCAGAAAATAAATACTGTCTCATATGCTGGGAAAAGCTATGACGATACGCTCTCCGACGAAGGTACACTGTGGAATTTTGGCGATTCATATTCAGATGATATTGATGATAATACACAGACCAATGCATCTGATAATGTCGAGGTATTAGAAACTCCAGAAGAAATAATTCTGTTCTGGGGTTCAGGATACTCAGATGAGATGTATCACGAATTAGAACAGAGGCGGCAATATTGGATGTCAAAGTTTCCAGAAGGCACAGAACTCGATGTAGGTACTGAAGCTCTGATACGACAAATATGTTCGCTTGAGCTTGATATCAACCGAGATAGAATTGCCGGGAAATCTGTCGATAAAAGTGTAAACGCACTCAATAACCTTCTTGGAAGCGCTAACCTAAAGCCAACACAGCAAAAGCAAGACGGAGACAATTCAAATGAAAACACGCCGTTCGGGGTTTGGATAAGAAGATGGGAGACACAGCGACCAATTCCAGAACCAGACCCTGACTTAGAAGATGTAGACGGAATCGTTCGATATATTAGCGTATGGTTTCTCGGGCATCTCTGTAAGATGCTCGGAATTAAGAATACATATTGTAAATTGTACGAAGAAGAAATAGATAAAATGCGAGTAGACCGCCCAGAATATGAGGACGAAGACGATGAAACAGTATTCAATGATATCTTTGGGAATAACAGTTCTATAGAGGGTACTGATGAATCGAATTAACAGAATACTTTCCGGCGTATCAATATGGTGTGCCTATTACAGAAGTAATCCTCACAGGTTTGCTCACGATTATCTTCATCTAAATCTACATCTATTTCAAAAAATATTACTTGTTATGATGAACTGGTCTTCCACTACCGTTTTCATAGGTAGTCGAGGAATAGGTAAATCATTTTTGAGCGCCGTATTCTGTGTGATACGATGTATATTATATCCAGGAACTAAAATATGTATTGCTTCTGGAACACGCGGGCAGGCTATCAACGTATTAGAAAAAATAATCCTGGAATTAAAACCGAATTCTCCAGAACTTGCTATGGAGATTGACGATAAACAGACAAAGATAAACGGAACAAATGCGCAAATCGTATTCAGAAACTCTTCATATATAAAAGTAGTAACGGCCAGCGATTCCGCAAGAGGTAATCGAGCAAATCTGCTTTTATTAGATGAGTTCAGAATGATTGCAAAGGATGTCATTGATACAATTCTAAGAAAGTTTCTTACACAAAAACGTATGCCAAGGTATGAGGCTCTTACAAAAGAGGAACGCAAGGCTGAATATGCAAAAGAGAAAAATAAAACGATGTATCTCTCTTCTGCTTATTTTGTTGACCATTGGAGTTATCTTAAGTGTACTGATACCTGTCGATTTATGATAGATGACAGGAAGAAACAGTTTGTATGCGGTCTCCCCTATCAACTTTCAGTGTCTGAAGGGCTGCTTGATGCAGAAACAGTCGCTGATGAAATGGCAGAGACTGACTTTAACGAAATAAAATTTCAAATGGAATATGAGGCACTGTGGTATGGAAACACAGATGGCTCATTTTTTGATTATAATTCTATTTCCAAAAATAGAAAAATCAAATATCCAATGTTGCCAGATAGCCTTGCATCAAAGCTGGGGAATTCTCAAAATGTAAGAATTCCTCCAAAACTGAATGGAGAAATCAGGATATTATCAGCGGACATTGCGCTGATGACAAGCAGAAAAAATAATAATGATGCTACTGCTGTTTTCATAAATCAGCTAATGCCGACAAAGGCAGGAAGATATACCAGCAATATCGTGTATGCGGATGTTTGCGAAGGATTACGAACAGATGACCAGGCTTTGATGATAAGAAAATTATTTGATGAGTATCAGTGTGACTATATTGTTCTGGATACAAACGGTATAGGACTTGGCGTCTATGATTGTCTTGCAAGAGATATTGTAGATACAGAAACTGGAGAAATCTATCCGGCTGTATCATGCTGCAACAATTCTGAAATGGCTGAAAGATGTACTGTAATAGGTGCTGAGAAAGTTGTATGGTCTATTAAAGCAAGCGCGCAATTTAATTCTGATTGTGCATATCTTCTGCGAGAAGCGTTCCGAAGTGGTCGAATCAGGCTACTGTGTACAGAGTATGAAGCTGATGAAATATTGAGCGATATACGTGGATACTCATCATTAAGCGCTGCAGAAAAATTAGAATTGCAAATGCCATATATTAATACCACTTTGCTTGTTGACGAACTTACAAAATTACAGCACGAAGAGTCAGGTGGAAAAGTTCGCGTATTTGAACGCACTGGAATGCGTAAAGACCGATATTCCAGTCTATCGTATAACTACTATGTTGCAGTGCAGCTGGAAAATAAGATGAGTAAGCGTCAAAGCATTAGTGCAACATCGTCGGATGTGTTTGTGATTAAACCACCAAGCTATAAAGGGAAAACAAAAGGAAAGGCGGTGAGTACGATAAATGTCAAGAATAAACGTGCGAGCTGGCTCTACTAATCAGAAATCTGATAATAATTTTAGTGGGTACATTGGAATATCAAGCAAATTTGCTCAGCTAAATAAACTAATTATGAGAGACCTGAACAATAATACAGGTGCTCCCACATTTTCTTTATATTCCAAAGATGATATACAGACTTACTTAAGTAACCCGTATACATACGAGAAACAGCTTCGCAAGGCAGTAACTTACATTTATGGAGCAAGCAGCCATTTCCGTAGACTGATTCAATATTTTGTTGGTTTATCTGATTTAGCATATGTTGTAGAGCCATACAAAATTGACCCAAATAAAACAAACGTAAAAACTTTAAACAATAATTATAGAAAAGTTTTGAACATACTGTCATCAATGAGCATTAAAACGCAAATGCCAAAGGTGTTAACTGTATGTTTGCGTGAAGATGTGTTTTATGGAACATTGTGGGTGACAAATGACAGTATTACGGTTCAGCAGTTACCAAGCGACTACTGCTCTATCTCTACAATAGAGGGAAATGTTCCTAATGTAACGTTTGACTTTTCTTATTTTGATTCAAACAGTGCACTTCTTGAATATTACCCACAAGAATTTCAAACAAAATACAGACAATACCAGGCAAGCAGAATGACTCGATGGATAGAATTGGATTCTCCGACATCATTCGCTATTAAGTGCAATAGTGATATTTTGGACTATGCTCTCCCACCGTTCGCCGGGTTATTAAGAGAGCTTTACGACATAGAGGATTACAAACAATTAAAAGAAACAAAGACTGCTCTTGAAAATTATGCGATGATTTCAATGAAACTTCCGATGGAGAAAGACGGAAGTTGGGGAATCGACCTAACAAAAGCGCGTGAATTCTGGCGTAATCTTGATTCTGTACTTCCAGAAGAAGTCGGTTCTGTTTTAACACCAATGGACATTGACAAAATAAGTTTCGAGAAGGCAAATACTGGCGATACCGATACAGTATCCGAGGCAGAACAACATATGTTTTCTGCTGCTGGCGTATCTTCTTTATTGTTTAACAACGAAAAGGCGTCTGCGAATGCATTACTATTATCAATCAAAGCAGACCAAGCAATTACATACGGTATCGTGAAAAATATTCAGGACGCAATTAATAGATTCTTACAGTCACAGAGTTATGGCAAAAACTTCAAAGTCAATTTCTTAGATGTTTCACCTTATAACAGAAAGGAAGTCGGAGACGCATACCTAAAAGCTGCATCTTATGGATTACCTACCATTTCTGCATACGCCGCTTCACAAGGAATTGGACAGGCAGAGCTTGATTCTATGAGTTTCCTCGAAGGTTCTGTGTTGAATTTACAGGAAATGTTTAAGCCAATCCAAAGCTCTTCTCAGCTAAGCTCCGCATCTTTAGAGTCAAACGCTGCAACTGCTGAGGGAGGCGCTCCAACAAAATCTATTGGAGAAGTTTCTGATAGCCGGGAGGCCAACGCTGAAAATGAGTAAGGGAGAATTGGAATGAGCCATTTTATATATGTATTTACTGAAAAAGAGCGAGATGTGCTGCTTGCATCTAATTTTGCTTTGATTAAATCTGATGAGTACAAAAAGATATATGTATTTGAGAATAAGGAAGAACTATGTTTTGACTTACAGCAAGTCAATGCTGTTTTTTCCGATACTCTAACATTTTAATTAATTTATCACTGCCCCGCACATATCTGTGCGAGGCTTTTTCTATGAGGAGGTTAGGATGGATAAGGTCTTAAACATGACATTTGCATCGTCTCTAACCAATCTATGTGAAGTCAATTCTTCATTCGATACCGGAGTGCTGAGAATATGCTACACCGGAGAAAATCGAAATAAATCATTTTTTTCAAAAGAAACTATCGTAAAGAGCATTCCAACAATATATAACTGTCCAATTGTTTGTAATTACGATAGGGAAACTGACACGCTTGGCGGTCATGATATAGAACTCGTTTGCGACGGAAACGGTGCTTTAAAACTGATTAACGCAACAACTCCTGTTGGTGTGATTCCAGAATCCGCAAAGGTGTGGTTTGACGATTATGAAGAAGATGACGGAACAATTCACGAATATCTTTACGCTGAAGTCCTGCTTTGGAAACGACAGGAAGCGTATCAAAAGATTAAAAAAGACGGGATTACTGCTCATTCTATGGAGATAAAAGTAAAAGATGGAAAGTCAATTGACGGAATCTACCATGTTGACAATTTTGAATTTAATGCTTTCGCATTAATAGGTGTCAAACCGTGTTTTGAAAGTTCAGCTCTTGAGTTATTTTCACAGAATGTTTTTACGCAAAAAATGTCCGAGATGATGCAGGACTTAAAGGAAACATTTTCAACGGTCAGTACCTTTAATAAGGATGACAATACACACCCACAAGAAAATTCTACGGAAGGAGGAGAAAGGGTATTGGATGAGAAGATGAATTTAGCTGCCAAATATGGCATTGATGTTAATACTCTTGACTTTTCTATTGATGATTTGTCATTAGAAGAGCTTACAGAAAAATTTGAATCCATGAAGAAAGATAATACAAATCCAGAGCCTGAGAACAAATTTGCTCTGATAAGTAATGTAATCGATGAAATTAACCGTGTTCTTTCTGTCGAAAAGGTAACTCGTGATTGGGGCGAGTGTCCAAGGTATTGCTATGTAGATTGCGATACTGAAATCGGAGAAGTGTACTGCTGGGATAGAAACGACTGGCTTCTTTATGGGTTTAAATTTGAGGTTGACGGAGATAGCATCACTATTGATTTCAATAGCAAGAAAAGAAAGAAATATGTTATTGAGGATTTTGACGGAGGAGAACAGGCATCTCCTATTGCTCCTGTGTTTGAGCTGATTGAAAACAAGCTAAAAGATTACTCCGATATTCAGGCGAAATTTGCAGATGCAACAAACACAATTGCGTCTATGGAGTCAGAACTCGCTGAGCTTAGACAGTTCAAGGCAGATACAGAAAGTGCTATTTCTGACGCAAAGATTGAAGAAGTATTCTCTAATTTTTCAGATTTAGCTGGTATTGAAGCGTTTGAAGCGCTCAAAGAACATTGCAAAGAATATGACCTGGATGTCCTTGAGGAGAAATGCTATGCAATCAGAGGAAGGAATCGTTCTGATATGAAATTCTCTGCCAAAGAGAAAAATCCTAAACTGAAAGTACCAAAAACAGACTTTTCTAATGAGCCTTATGGCGGACTTTTCGTGAAGTACGCTAACGAAGGCTCTAACTAATAATATGGAGGTAAATTAATATGGCTGATACCAAACATGCTGTTGTAAGAACGGACAATATGACTGGCACTGATGTAAGAAGTCAGCTTGTGTCCATTAAATATATGGGTGCTGATGGTGAAACACCCACTGCTATTGACAATGGTAACGTTCTGAAGGTTGGAGACCTTCTTGATGGAGAGCGTGAAGTATATTGCGGGGAAACACCTGCCGCTGCGGATGCTATTACAGACATTGTACTGATTGCTTCTGTAGAAGTGATGTATGACGAGCGCAAGAAAAATCTTGATGAGTACGAGAATGAGGCTGGAAAGATTTGTCGCGGATATCGTCTCAATCACGGGGATATCTTTTCCGTAACTGCTGAGGCTCTGACTGGAACTAAGGCGGTTGGCGATGTGGTAGAACTTGCTGCTGGAACAAAACTCAACACTGCTGCTTCTGCTACTGCAAGCACAACTTCTGTTGGTTCTATCATTGCGATTGACACCGTTGGAAGACATACATACTACGTTGTCAAAGTTGACTAATTAAGGAGGTATATACGACATGGCTGAAATGAACGATATTGTAAGACTTGCCGTTGATGCGTACAGGGGCAATGTTGAAAAATATTCTGTAAAACAGTCTCAGGATACTCTACGCAAGGCTCTTATCGAGAAAAATAATGGTAAGACATATCTTGATTACAGAGATATCAGAGATGGTAAGTGTAATGGTCTGTTCACTCTGATTGAGCAGATTCTTAGTGTAACAGTTGTCGAGGGTCTGCAGGGTGATGAGTATTTCAATAACCTTGTAGAATTTAGAAATGTAGCTGAGGGCGATTCTCCTGTATTCACCGTTGCAGACAACAATCTGTTTGTTATTGCTGAGGCCGCTGACGGTACTCAGGGAGTGCGCAGACAGAGACTGAGCGGTGTAACAGAGACGACTATTCCTACGACTCTTAAGGTTGCACGTATTTATGAGGAAATGAATCGTGTCCTGTCTGGTCGTGTAGATTTCAACGAGATGATTAACAAGGTTGCAGAATCTATTAATCAGAAACTCCTGAATGATATCTATACGCTGTGGACAAGCGCTACTGCCAACCAGCTTGGCGGAACTACATATTTCCCGACTGCCGGTGCATATGATGAGGACACTCTGCTTGACCTGATTTCTCATGTAGAGGCTGCTGCTGGCGGAAAGCCTGCTACTATTATCGGTACAAAGAAAGCCCTGAGAAGTATCAAGGAAAGCATCATGAGCGACGGTGCAAAAGATGAGCTTCATAACATGGGTTATGTTGGAAAGTTCTTCGGAACACCTGTTGTAGCTACTCCTCAGAGACATAAAGTCGGCTCTACAGAATTTGTGATGAGCGACAAAGTACTTACGATTGTTGCTGGAGATGACAAGCCGCTTAAGGTTGTATACGAGGGAGACCCGATTGTTATGATGGGTGACCCGATGAACAATGCTGACTTCACTCAGGAGTACCTGTATGGTGTTAAATACGGCACTGGTATTGTTCTTGCCGGAAGCAACACTGGAATCGGAAGATACGAAATGTCATAAGAAAAACTTAAAATAACTCCGGCAGGCACGAGTCTGCCGGAAAGAACGAAAGGAAATAATTATGCCAAATACACAGAGAACACGAAAAACTAATAATCGTAATGAGAATACAAATAACGTAGAAGTTCCTGTATCAGAGCAGACGGAAGAAAAGGCTTCTGTCCGTCGTAAACCAATCATCCCAAAAGATATTGATGCATCACAGTTCGTGACAGTAAGGAATGGATTTCAAGGCAAATTAGTATATGTCAGCAAAAGAACTGGAGAGACATTTATATGGGAAGAATTTGGCTCCGAGCAGGAAATGGAGTTAAGAGAACTTCGTAATGCAAAGAATTCTTATAAAACATTTTTTGTAAATAACTGGTTCATGTTTGATGAAGACTGGATTGTTGATTATCTTGGAGTTCGTCAGTATTACAGACACGCTCTCCCAATTGATGGGTTTGATGATGTATTTAAGCAGAAGCCTGCCGAATTAAAAAAGACCATCAATGCTCTGTCGGAAGGTCAGAAAAGGTCTGTTGCTTATAGGGCAAAAGAATTAATTTCGGAACATAAGATTGATTCTCTGTCCGTGATTACGACTCTGGAAAAAGCTCTTAATATTGAGTTGATTGAAAAATAGGAGGTACGATATGAGCATTACTTATGATGCGATTACAAATGCCTTCTTATCAAAAATTACTGAATTTGAGTTTCTGCAAATTCCAGAAGAAGACAGAACAGCTATTATCGACGGATACATCAAACGCTCTGCTGCAGGATTTAAAAACGTATGTCAATACGATTTGTCCATGTTTGATGATACATTAAGAGAGTTCACAGACGATTTTGATGAATCTGATATTGATGAGATTATTGATATTTTGACAGAAGGGATGCTTGTACATTGGCTTAAGCCATATTTGTATAAACAGGAATTACTTGAAAATTCACTGAATACTGCTGATTTTACAACATACTCTACTGCCGAGCTTTTGCTGCGTGTCGGGAATGCATATGCAAAAGCACAAAAGGACTATACTCAAATGATTCGCGAGTATAGTTATAACCATGGAGATTTATCGGAGTTGCATTTATGATTGATACGTCCGTAAATATCCCTGTTTCTGACGAGATGCTTTGCAATTATTTTAAATCTCTCGTGAATCGATTCTTTAAGATTCTCCCGATACGAGAAGGAGGAGAAAAAACTCTTCCGATTTACATCCAAAGTCTACAGTCAGAAATTCTTGGTTGTAAAGAACTTATCTGTGAACTGAAATATGATTCTAATTTTCTAACTCTCACTTCTATCTTGCAGTACTTATATGATAATCCAGACTGCCCTATCCCCGATGTCAAACGGGAGGTCTTTAGGGCTATAGGTATCTGCAATAAAATGAAATCGAACTACGAGAAGGCGGTGTAAATATGAATGCATGGGATATGTATAAGAATAGAATCACCGCGCATGGTGGTTCAAAGCGTAATGCTGCTTTTATAAGGGAGTCCCGGTTTATTCAGACTAGGCTACCAGATAACCTGTCATATCAAACCGTAACAGTTTATCCCAGAGAATACGGATTCAATATAAATTCCGAAGATGCACAGTTACACTGCATATCCCAAAATGTCGCTATTATAGATTCCGATAATCTGAATGAAAAGATTATCTGCTCTATGCCGTCCGAGGACTTACTCCTCGGCTCTCTCATTTTTTGGATGGATAATTATTGGCTTGTCTGCGAACGTGATGCCAACACCACTTTATATACCAAAGGAAAGCTTCTTCAATGTAATCACCTATTGAAATGGATTACAAGTTCTGACGAAATCATCGAGCAGTGGTGTATTGTAGAGGACGGAACGAAGTACTTAACCGGAGAATATGAAGATAGAAACTTTGTTGTAACCCGTGGTGATTCAAGAATATCGGTTCAGCTTGCTAAAAATATTCATACGAATGTTCTTAATCGTGAGAATCGTTTTCTTATAGATGACGATGACTCTCCACATAAGCTTGCCTATCTTTTAACCAAGCCGTTCAAGAAAGGTGCGACTTACAACGGAGAAGGAACTTTCAAGTTCGTATTGCAGGAAGTAACCGCTACAGAATATGACAATCATGAACTTGGCATCGCTGATTATTATATCCATTTCCCCAAAAATGAGGATATGGGTGACGATGACGAAAGTGATGAGTATGAAGAATTACCATCTCATGCGGATGACGATGAGGGAAAGAAGGTGTGGATATAAATGCAATTAGAAGATTTCTTTGATTATAAGAACAAACTAATGGAGGATATCCTCACCAACGAATCTATTGTTCATCTCATCAATAGTGATATAGATATGCAAAACGCACCTTCTCTGGCATATACTCAGGTTTTCCCGTTAGAGTATGTACCTGAGACGGTTCAAAGCGGAGCTACATATATATGCTTTGATGTAGATATACAGGGGGTGTCAGGGAAAACATTCCTTACGCCAATTTTATATATATGGATTTTTACACACAGGAGCAATCTTCGTCTTCCTGAAGGTGGTGTCAGGGTAGACAAAATTTGCTGTGAAATATGCAAAGCAATAAACGGAAGTATGGAGTATGGTCTTGGAGAACTGAATTTATACAACGTAAAGAGATTTGCACCGATGACAGATTACCAGGGAAAGGTTATGTCATTCACGGCAAGAGAATTTAACAGACAATATAATGGGAAAAAGGAAATTCCTGCTAACAGGAAAAATCCATAATGTCAACGTTAAATTTACTGTATAAAAGGGAATACAAGATTAACGACTCCATCAAAATTATAATTCCGTCCGTAGGAGAAATTGTCGATAATGAAGATGATTATTATAGCCTTATCACTGTATTAACGGCAATGCCAATTGATTTAATGGTTCCTCTCGATGAGGCAGGGATTGATTACACGCAAATCAATGACTATGAACTGTTTCTAATTATGTCTGAGGGAATAAAGAAGCAAGATACTCATCTTGTATTCGGGGATTTAGATTTTACAAAATTTGAAATCTCCGTGAATCCTCATAACGGAAGTCTTGTATTGCGAGACGAAGTTAACGACATCACAATAGACCGCTCTATATATGTTCAAATATCGGCAGTTTTAAGAAAAATACACCACCTAAAAAAGAATAGACGAAAACCAGCAAATCAAGAAGCTAAAGAATATATGATGCGAAGAGCAAGAGAAAAAATGCGACGAAATAAAAATAAGACGCAAGAATCTCAGCTCGAACCACTCATAATCGCATTGGTAAATACAGAACAATATAAATATGATTTTGAGGGGACAAGAGAACTCTCTATTTATCAGTTTAATGAAAGTATTCGCCAGATTATACATAAGGTCGATTATGACAACAGAATGTACGGCATATATGCCGGTACAGTTAACGCAAAAGAGTTGAGCCAAAAGGAACTTAATTGGTTGGCTCACGATTAATTTAACAGGGAGGAAAGCGTATATGAATATCAATGATATTACAATCACCAGTCTTGAGACTATCAATGCTTTTGATGTCGTTACCGGCGCATATAAATTTACGCTGGATGAGCTTCAGAATGCTACTATTGCTCAGACTGAGGAAAAAGTAGATATTACGGGTAAGCGTGGCCGTAAGCTGACGAGCCTGAAACGCAACAAAGCGGTTACAATCAGCGGAACTAACGGCATGGTATCTGGAGGTCTGCTTGAGGTTCAGACCGGAGGTGCGTTCAAGAATCAGGCAACTGAGGTTATGTGGACAGACTATCTGACTGTAAAGTCTAACGCTGCGACTACGCTGTATAAAGCAGTTGGAACTACTGGTGCTGAAATTGAGGCTCTGTACACAAAGAATAGCGATGGAACAATGGGAGACAAACTTGAGCAGAATGCTACTACTTCTGCTGGAAAGTTTGCATATACTCCTGATACTAAAGCTCTGACATTCACTGGCATTGATGACGGAACTGAAATTGTAGTCTTTTATAAGAGAAAGATTACAGCAGATGTCCTGGAAAATGACAGTGAGCATTACTCTGGAAAATGCGCTCTGTATGTAGACGCTCTCGGCGAAGATAAGTGTGCAAATGTATATCGCATTCAGTTCTACATCCCGAAAGCTGATTTTAATGGAGAATTTAGCCTTGAAATCGGAGAGAATCAGACGGTACACGCATTTGATGCGGAGGCACTTGCAGGTGCGTGTGGAGCAGGCGGAAATCTCTGGACTTACACTATCTTCGGTGCAGATACAGAAGACGCTGAATGAAGAGAGCAGGCATTGTCTACCAACAACGGAGAAACCGTGGTAGACAATGTTGATAATAATATTGTGACTGAAGTAGGATGGTGGGAATAAATGGCAAAAGCTACTAAAATCTGCAAGGTATGTGGCAAGGAATATGAATATTGTCACACAGCGAGCAGAATTGCAGGCGCATTCAGATGGCAAGATGTTGCATGTTCCCCCGAGCATGGTAGTATCTACTTTGCTAAAGTTATGGAGTCTCGCACAACCGATAAGTTTACCCCCTCTGAAGAGATACATCAGGAAATCCATAATTATGAGAATATGGTTGATGATGAATACGATGAACTTTTTGAAGAGGAATTTGACAACAGTGAGGACGAGCCTGCAATACATAAATAATGAAACAAAAGGCTGCATCTTATGTGGGTGCGGCCTTTTACTCTTATGAGGTGATGAATCATAGAACGTACAAAATTTAATGTAGATAAAGACAAAGAAAAACGTACATGTGATGGAATTGTCTTTGACTCTGTTTTGGAAATGAAGTTTTATAGAGATGTTCTTTGTCCGTTAGTGAAGAGTGGCGATGTGGTTAAGTATGAATTACAAAAACCATATGTGTTACAACCAAAGTTTACGCATAATGACAAAACAGTTAAAGCGATTACATATGTTGCGGATTTCTTTATTGTGTACAAAGATGGAAACGAAGTTGTTATTGATACAAAGGGATGTCCTGATTCTGTTGCGTTTCTTAAAAGAAAATTATTTTGGTTCAAGTACCCAGACGTAGACTATCGTTGGATAGTGTACTCGAAAATTGATGGGGGATGGAAGGAATATGAGTATGTGAAAAAGAAACGTGCTGAAAGGAAACGATTAAAGAAAGAAAAGGAAGCAAGGGAGGATATATAAATGTCTGAAAATAAAATTAATATCGATGAATTCAAAGCGGCAATTAATGCTATCAGTACTCCTGATGCTGTTGTTGAGTGGCATGGAATCGAAATGACGATTAAGAGGCTTTTATCTCTTGAAGAGATGCTTACATTTGTGAATGATGTCGTTTCTTCTTGCTTTGAAGAGAAGACCGGAGAGTATATTCCAGAGATTAAAGACTTTGCTATAAGATGTTCTATTATGGAAAGCTATGCTGGATTCGTACTTCCAAGTGATTTATCAGAAAAATACAGCATGATATATAACTCAGACATCGTTTCATTTATTGTCAAGCATATTGACAAAAATCAGTTTGAGTCAATTCTATCTTCTATTGATGACAAAATTGAACACCAGGCACAAAACAATATCGAGGCAATTAATAAACAGATGAATGAACTTATTGCGGGATTTTCAACTATTGAACAGAATTTGTCAAATATCTTTGGAAATGTAGATAGTGATACGATTTCAAAGATTGCCGGTGCAATTGTTGACGGTTCTTTTGATGAGAAGAAACTCGTTGATGCTTTTAAAGCTCCGGAGAATAATGACGGTAAAATCGTTTCGATGTCTAAGAAAGAGCAATAACTATGGCTTCTATTAATATGAATTCCGTTCTCGCAAAAGCGAAGGCTCACATGGGTAGTGCTTCTGGTCAAGCAAAGGTAGATGATATTGTGAACAAAGTCATGCTTGGAAGTATACGCCTTGAGTCCGGAGGAACAACACATACACCAGAAGAGGCTGCATCAAAATTTATTGAGGTACTACGTAACTCTATATCAAGTGCCGGATTAAGTGCGGGAGCTATTGAGGCAATATCAGATATTTCTCATGGTTCAGCGCATATGATTGGAGATAATATATATATCATAGATGTATTCTTCGTAGGCGATATGTCTCGACCATCTTTGGATGAGTCAAAGTACGGAAGCATTAATGATATAGTTGCTTTGTTTAACAATGGCGTAGACCATACAATGAGGCCGGTTCACGGTCTTTGGCATGGAAAGGAAACATGGAGCAGAACTGTTATACCCGGAACACACTTTATAGAGCAAGCCGTGTCTGACTTTATGGGTAACTACGCTTCTGAATATAATGTTATCAATATATCTGTTGAAGGAATATAAACATAAAACGATTGCGTGAAGGATTGGCATTTCGCCAATCCTTTTCTTTATATAAAAAGGATGGTGAGAGAAATATGGCTGATATTTTATTAACGGTCGGTGTGGATACCTCGCTAAGTTACGCAGAGTTTCAATCTGGAATTACCAGTTTGGTATCCAAGATTAACTCGAATCCACCTAAAATCAAAATCTCATTTGATATAGACCAGACCGCAGCAAACAAGTTAAAGCAACAAGTTAGTTCTATGTATACTTCTCTAGGCAAAAGCGGAAATGGAGTATCTGGAACTTCATATATGCAAGGGATTGCAAATGGTGCAAAGGCTGCAAATTCGCAAATCTCCGCTACAAAGGCGCACTTGAATGCTGTAAATGCTGCACTTAAGGAAATCAATGCGACAAATACCTCTATCACTGCTTCTTACAGAAATCTTTCAAAGGTGCTTGGGGGTTCGATGGCTACTGGCCAGAACGCATTTGATTTAGGAGCGATGAAGTCAAAATATCTTGAGTTGCAAAATGCGGTAGAGTCACTTCGCACATCAAAATCTTCTGCTACTCAAGAAGACATAAATAATATTTATAGGCTGCAAGCAGAAATGCAGAGCCTTATGTCCACAACCCAACAGCGGATTACTACAGAACAAAAGGCTGCTCAGGCTGCTCAGAAGGCTGCTCAATCAGAAGCTGAAGCCGCTCGCGAGGCTGCCAGAGCACAGGCTGAAAAAGCTGCTCAGGCTGCCGCAGCAGAACGCGCAGAGAAACAGTATTATACGACATTAAATCAGTTACAAACAGCTTTGCGCAACTACTCTTCTGCTGAAACAAGTAGAAACGCTGCAAGCCGTAGTTCATACGCAGCTATTCAAAATGAAGCAAATGCATTAAAACAGTGTTATGCTGCATATCAAAGCGGCTCGATGTCTGTAGAGACATTCAGACAAAAAATTGCATCTGCAAGCACCACTCTCGCTTCAAGCACTGCTACTATTAAAGCGAACGGAGATGCAACTCGTTCTCTAACACAGAGAATGGGCGGTCTTGCCTCTAAATTCACATCATGGTTGACTGTATCACAAGCCGTTATGTACTCAGTCCAAGCAATCCGCAATATGGTGAACGCTTCAATTGAGCTTGATACAGCCATGACTGAACTTAAGAAGGTAACGGACGAGTCTGATGCTACATATAATAGATTTTTGGAAAATGCGTCATCTCGTGCTTCAGAACTTGGTGCGTCTTTATCTGATGTCGTGAACGCTACGGCGGACTTTGCGAGACTTGGATACAATATCGAAGAGGCCTCCTCTCTTGCCGATGCTGCTACCGTTTACAAGAACGTAGGCGATGGTATTGAAGATATAAGCCAAGCATCTGAAAGTATTATCGCTACGATGCAGGCGTTCGGTATAGATGCAAGTAACGCTATGTCAATCGTAGATAAATTTAACGAAGTTGGTAACAATTACGCAATTTCGTCAGAAGGTATTGGAGAATCATTATTGCGTTCTGCCGCAGCGATGAAAGCTGCAAATAATACGCTTGATGAAACGATTGCGCTTACTACTGCCGCTAATACGATTGTACAAGACCCGGAAAAAGTCGGAACTACATTAAAGACTGTATCCATGTATCTCCGTGCTGCAAAAACAGAAGCAGAACAGGCAGGAGAGTCTACTGAAGGAATGGCATCCAGTGTATCCGACTTAAGAGAAGAACTTCTTCAGCTAACAGGCGGAAAAGTAGATATTCAGCTTGATGAAAATACATTTAAAAGCACATACCAGATTTTGAAAGAACTATCTGCCGTATGGGATGATTTAACTGATATTACGCAGGCTAATATTACCGAAATGGTTGGTGGTAAACGAAATGCAAATGTTGTATCTGCCTTACTTGAAAACTTTACGATTGCCGAAGAATCATTAGCAACATCTCAAAACGCCGCTGGCTCTGCAATGAAAGAAAATGAAAAGTTTCTTGACTCTGTACAAGGTAAAATTGAGATAATGAAAGCAAGCTTTGAAGCTCTTTCTGCAAATGTAATGTCAAGCGATATGCTGAAATTCTTTGTGGAAACGGCTACTGCTGTTTTAAATTTAGCTAATGGAATCACAAATGTTGTAGATGCTGTAGGCGGACTAAAGACGGTGCTAATTGCTGTGGCAGGTATTGTTGCAACAATGAAAGCCGATGCGTTAATTACGCTTGTCACTACAAAACTTCCAAATGGAATCAAAAAATTAATTTCTCCTATCACATCTCTTTTTACAATTATTTCAAGAATTCCAACAGTATTTAAATCATTCACAAGTGGCACTGCACTTGCAACACAAGGTTCGTCAAGATTTGCCACTGCATTAAAAGCACTTGGAATTTCAGCTTCTACTGCTCAAATTGCAATAGGTGCTGTTACCGCAGTATTAACTATTGCAGTAGCGGCGTACAGTAGTTGGAGAAATAAATTAGAACAGCAAAGACAAGAGGCGATAGATGCAGCACATGCATCAGCCGAAGAGTCTGCGAATATCATGGACTTATACTCTACGTACCAGTCAGCAAACGCAGCTTATCAGTCCAATACTGGTTCAAAAGATGCTCTCACTGAATCCACAAATGCCCTTCTGTCTGCGCTTGGATATGAGGAATCTGAAATACAATCACTTATTGGGAAATATGGAGACCTCGATGCAGCAATTGATAATATTACCCTAGACTCATTACAACAGGCCGCAAAGGATGCACAAACAGGTTTTAATGCGGCATATGACAACCTTGTAGATTCGTTTGGAAATGGAAGCGACTGGGGAGAAAATTTCAAGAAAGCATTTGGTTTTGGAACCGGAGCAAGCACTCCGTCTTGGGCGGAAGAAACCGAAGAAATGCAGAGCAAAGTTGCTGACATTCTGACAAAAGAAGGATTAGTCAGCGAAAGTAGTGTTGGTTCTCTTGGCGGAGTATTTTTCTTAGATACGGACTCAGTAGAGGGTGTGCTTGAGTCTTATGATAAATTAATTCAAGCAAGAGACGCTCTTCAAGAAGGATTAACAGAGGAAGAATATAATGATTCTGGCGCTGTTGACATGATTGAGGGTAAGATTTCTGATTTCGATTCTGTATTGTCAGAGTATCTTGACGCAAGAGATTTATTAAACGAAAGTCTAGCCAAAGAAGATATTTTTGAGTCTATTTCAGAAAACGGAATACCTCAAACATCTTCCGAGTTAAACAAACTGAAAGAATCTTTAATAGACGCAGCGGAAGAAAGTGATAGATTTTCCGGAACTGGCGATGATATTGCTACTGCTTTCGACAATGCTTTTAATGAGTTAGGAGAATATATCCCAGAATTATCTGGTGCGATAAATCAGTCAGCCGAACTTGCCGACTCCGTATCAGAAATTTATACACAAGCAAGTGAGAATATAACGCAGACCGCACAAGAAGCGTCCGAGGCTACTTCCACATTAATATCTGGAATAGATGCTGTACAACAGGCTATCGGAGAACAACAAAACGGCAAATCAATATCTATTGAAGATTTTAATTCAGAAGAATTAAAAGATTACCAGAGCGCACTTGAATACACAAACGGCACAATGCAATTAAATGCCGACAAGGTAAAAGAAATTGCAAAAGCAAAAGCAGACGAACAGGTTGCAATTAATAATACCAATAAAGCTCTCGAACAGGCAAAATATCTGGAAAATGCGAAGCAGATTGAAGAATATCGTCAGAAACTGCGTGATGCAAGTTTTGAAGAAGGAGAAACCGCTGCAAGTATTCAAGATAGCATAGACGCTCTTCTGGAAGAGAATAGTGCTATAGCGGCAACATGCGAACAGTATGACCTACTCTCCGCTTCTATTCAGGAAGCCGTTGGTTCCTATCAGAATTGGTTGAATGCTCAAGGAGCGTCTGACTACGGTGATATGGCAACAGATGCTGTCAGTGCTATACAGCAGATTCGAGACACATATGATGCTAATTCCGAAATTTTCGGTAACTTTGGCTCAAAGAAATTTGATGCAGCTATTGACTTTATTATTCCAGAGTCTGTAGACAGCGAAGATTTAAATGCTATTGAACAATACATGTCGGATTTCAAGAAGTATCTTGTATTCGATGATGATGGAGTCGTTGACGGCTTAAATATAGACAAATTCCTAGAGGATTCTGTCGAAGCTGGTCTTATGTCTTACAGCGACGATGATGGATTTAAAGTTCTCGGTGGCAAAAAGATGGAAGACTTTGCAGAAGGTCTCAATATGTCTTCCGGTATGGTGCAGGCGTTCTTCGACGAACTTCAGTTAAAGGGCGCGGATTTTGACTGGGGAGATGAGGCAGTAAAAACAATTGGCGATTTGGCAGTTGAAGCCAACGAAGCTGCTGAAGCTTTGCGTAGTGTAGAAGGAAACGAAGATTTAAAGATTAAAATGGATGTTTCCGATTTATCAACTACAAAAGACCAGATTGCAGCCCTCGATGCTACTATTGCCGAGATGGATGAAATCAAGGCAAGACCGGACGTAGATGCTTCTAGTATTGAAAATGCAAATGCTGTTATACAATACTGCTTAACTCAGAAGCAGCTATTATCACAGCCTGATGTCATGCGTGTAGATGTGTCGCAAGTCGAAGGAGATATTGGACATGCACTCTCACTTCTCCAGCAGTTTCAGACTGAGCAGAACAATCTCGAAATCCAGTCAAAAGTTGGTGCAGATACATCCGAGGCTGAATCAAAAATTAGTTCGCTTACTTCTGAAATACAAGGATTGTCACCGGATATTAAAGCGAAACTTAGCATTGACACTACTTCTGCTGAGTCGATTAAAACGTCTATTGCTGGATTAACGGCGCAAACTATCAATGTTAAAGCGAACGTAGATGCTTCAGCAATTGAGGGATACAATCCAAGTTCAAAAACTTGTGATGTAATCTATAACCCCAAAACAGATGCTCTACCAACATCATTTGATGCTATTACACGTACTGTAAATTATGCAGCAAACACGAGTAATCTTCCAACGAGTTTTTCAACCCTTACACGATATGTGAAGTATGTAAAGACAGGAGATGTATCTGTAAATGGAACTGCTCATGCAGGTGGTACAGCTCGTGTCGGAGGCGACTGGGGAACCGCACCCGGAGGAACGACACTCGTTGGAGAACTTGGACGTGAAATTGTTGTAGACCCACGCACTGGTCAATGGTATACGGTTGGAGATAACGGTGCTGAGTTTAGAGATATTCCTGCCGGAGCTATCGTATTTAATCATAGGCAGACAGAAGACCTTTTAGCGCATGGATATGTTACAGGTCGCGCCTCTGCATTAGTAAACGGAACTGCACTTGTAACTGGAGGATATAAACCTTATAGACCAAGTTCTTCTTCTACGAGCAGAAAGCCGTCTTCAAGTTCTTCTTCAAGCTATTCTAACTCCAGAGGTTCTTCTTCTAACAAAAGTTCAAGCAGTTCCAAATCATCTAGCAATAGTTCTTCAGACAAAGAGGACGATTCTGAAATTATTGACTGGATTGAGATTGCAATCGACCGCATCGAGAGGGCTATTGACCGGCTTGCAACCGTAGCAACCAGTCCATTCAGAAAACTCGCTGAAAGATTAGATGCCACAAATAATGAACTGTCTCAGATGTCATATGAGCTTTCATTACAGCAAAGCGCTTATAATAGGTATATTCAACAAGCGAACTCCGTAGGACTGTCTTCCGATTTAGCATCTAAAGTGCAAAACGGCACAATTGATATTACTGAATATGATGGCGATACCGCTGAGAAAATTCAGGAATATCAGGAGTGGTATGAAAAGGCACTTGACTGTAACGATGCTATTCTTGAATTAAATGAAAGTATCGCAGAATTATATCAAAATAAGTTCGATGATGTTTCAAATGACTTTGAGAACCAGTTATCTTTGTTGGAGCACTTAACGAATACCTACAATAACGGAATTGATGACCTTGAAACTCGTGGATATGTTGCAAGCACGAAGTACTATGAAGCTTTACAAAAAGTAGAACAACAGAATATAGATATTCGTGAAAAAGAAATTGCGGACTTAACGAGGGCAATGTCTGAAGCTGTAAATTCCGGTTCTATCAAAGAAGGCTCTGAGGCATGGTATGATTTCCAAAATCAAATTAACGACGTTAAAGAAGCGATTCAGGAATCAGAAACCGCCATGGTGGATTTCGCCAACTCTATTAGAGAAATCAAATGGGAACATTTTGATTATATACAAGAGCAGATTGGAAATATTGCTGAGGAGGCAGATTTCCTGATTGAGCTTATGGAAAATTCAGACCTATATACCGACAAAGGACAGTTCACGGATACCGGAATGGCTTCAATGGGTCTACATGGTCAGAATTACAATGTATATATGGCGCAGGCAGATAAGTATGCCGAGGAATTGCTGCGGATTAATAAAGAGATTGCAGACGACCCTAATAATACAACGTTATTGGAACGAAGGGACGAACTGTTGGAAGCACAGCGAGAATCCATTTTGGCAGCCGAAGACGAAAAACAGGCAATCGTTGACTTGGTACGAGACGGTATAGAAATTGAGTTAGATGCCCTGCAGGAGTTGATTGATAAATACACAGACTCTCTTGATACAGCAAAGGACTTATATGATTACCAAAAGCGTGTTAAAGAGCAAACGTCAGAGATAGCTTCTTTACAGAAACAAATCTCTGCCTATGCAGGGGATGATTCTGAGGAGACACGCTCAACTGTACAGAAACTACAGGTTGATTTATCAGATGCAATCGAAGACTTGGAAGAAACTCAATATGATAGATATATCAGCGAGCAAAAACAGCTTCTTGACACTCTGTATAATGAATACGAAATTATTCTGAATGAACGTTTGGATAATGTTGATGCTCTCCTATCCGATATGATTGATACGATAAATTCAAACTCCTCTTCTATCTGCGATACGCTGCTATCCCAAGCGGATAAAGTCGGGTATACAATCACAGAAAATGAAAAGGCAATTTGGACAAATGAAGGCGCTGCTTCTTCCATTATTACTAAATATGGAGAATCGTTCTTGACACAGATGACAACCGTTAATGATGTTATATCAAAAATCGCTCTCAAAATGGGAGCTATGGTATCTGAAAGCGACAAAAAGGCAGAAGATACGATTAAGAACACATCATCTACTACACAGGTTGATAAGAATGTAAAGCCACCAACAACCACTACTACAAAACCGAGCAAGCCAGCTTCTACTCCGGCAAGTAAGTTTACCGAAGATGTAAAACGCGGAATTGCCACTGCTATATGGGTTTACGGTGGCTCAAGAACTGGATGGGGAAATGACCCTCAGAGAAAACAGCGATTAACCGCAAAGTTTGGCTCTTCTGCTGCTTCTGCTGTCCAAAGCTATATCAACGCACATGCAAATAACGGAGACTTGTACAGATACTGGGTAAGCACCGGTAAGAGTAATCTGTCTCAGTATTATTATAGTGCGTTCAAGAAGGGTGGTCTTGCTGATTATACTGGTATGGCGTGGCTTGACGGTACTCCTTCCGAGCCTGAAATGGTTCTTAACCCGAAAGATACTGCGAATTTCATCGCTTTGAAAGATGCAATGAGAAGCATAGCAGACGGAAGTAGTCCACTGTCAGAGCTGTTTGGAAGCGGAAACGGTGCATCAAGTATTTTAGAGCATCTGGCTAAAATAGAGAATCTGTCTTCCGTACCGCACAGTACAAGTATAGGAGATATAACGTACCAAATTAACATACCAATCGACCATGTGCAGGACTATAACGATTTTATGAACCAGATGCGTAAAGACGGTAAGTTTGAAAAGATGGTTCAGTCAATGACTATAGACCGGCTGGTCGGTGGCAGCAAAATGTCAAAAAATAAATATCAGTGGTAAATCCACGGGAGGTAACTTCGGTTGCCTCCCATTTTTGATTGGAGGAATATAGATGAGTAATAGTAGTTTAGTATCTTATACAAAACTTAGTCCAAATCATTCTGGTGCAAGAACACATAGTATTGACAGAATTACTCCGCATTGCGTTGTGGGACAGCTTAGCGCTGAAAGTATTTGCGGATGCTTTACAAGTCCGTCAAGAGAGGCCAGTTGCAATTATGGCATCGGCACAGATGGGCGTATTGCATTATGTGTTGAGGAAAAGAATCGTTCGTGGTGCAGCTCCAGTAATGCAAACGACCAGAGAGCTGTTACCATTGAGTGTGCGTCAGATACAACACATCCTTATGCGATGAACAATAAGGTATACCAGTCTCTTATTAACTTATGTGTAGATATTTGTAAACGAAACGGAAAGAAAAAGTTGTTATGGCTCGGAGATAAAACAAAGTCTCTCAATTATTCTCCGAAGTCTGATGAGATGGTTATTACTGTTCATCGGTGGTTTGCAAACAAGGCATGTCCTGGAGATTGGTTATATAGTCGTCTTGGAGACCTTGCGTCTCAGGTTACATCAAAACTTGGCGGAAGTTCTGCTTCTTCTGGAACTACCACTCATACACAGCCTTCAACAAATACTTCGTTTCCAAAAACACCTTTCACGGTACAGGTGCTAGTTTCAGACCTTAACATTCGCAAAGGTGCTGGTATGAATTATGGAGTGACAGGAAAATACACAGGCAAAGGAGTATTTACAATTACTGCTGTAAATAATGGATGGGGGAAACTTAAATCCGGCGCAGGATGGATTTATCTGGAAAATGCTTCGTATGTGAAAATTGGCTCCAGCACCGGTGCTTCGTCAGGCTCGACTTCCTCTGCATTCAAAGCATATACAGTGAAAGTGACCGCAGACGCTCTAAATATTCGCAAGGGAGCTGGCACTAATTACGGAATAAGCGGAACAATTCGTGACAAAGGAGTATATACGATTGTTGCTGAATCTAACGGTGCTGGCGCAACAAAGTGGGGCAAACTGAAATCAGGAGCGGGATGGATTTCCCTGGACTATTGCAAAAAGCTGTAATTTATTTCTATCGACGGGGCAAATATCATCGCCCCGTCGATTTTATATGAAGCACCCCACCCTTTACGGAATAGGTTGTAGAGACAACCACACAGAGGAAATGGAGGAAAAGGGATGAATATTAACAAAAAATACGAATTACTGCAACGTAGGTTTGAAAACCTAATGAGTAAAAACAAAGAACTTGAAAACGAAAATGAAGCTCTCCGAATAAAGAATAGAGAGTTTTTATATAGAGAATCTCAATATAAGGAACAGATTATAGCCACAGAAGAAACACGAAGAGAGTTTTTAAACAGCATTTCAGAACTCAATAAGATAAAAGAACAATATAGGCAGGCTATTTTCGACGCAAGAAAAATACAGAAAGATTATGTAAGGAAAGTAAAGCCTTTGATTCGACAAATAAAGTCAAAAACATAACATGGTATACCCTTTCCGGTATATAGTGCGAGTTACATAGTACGGTATACAGTAAATATAAAATAACTAAGAAAAGAGGGATAAATATGGATAGATGCGATTTCAAATTCCGTGGAGAGTTACTAAGTAGTCACGGATATATGCTGTGTGAATTTGACGGCTCATCTTCTACTTCCGTGGTAACGACTGACTCGCAACGGGAATTCACTTCTGTTCCGATGTTTATGGGGAAATATCATCCAATACTGTATTATACGTACAATAATGCATTAATTATGGAGATGTCAATTTGCAAAATCGATGACTCTCATGGAGGCACGATTACTCCCACAGAAGCGTCTTCTTTAAAGCGTTGGTTAAGCTCTCCTATTTCTCAAGAGTTCAGAGTGGGCGGAGATGAATATGAAAACTATTTCTGGAACGGAACTTTCAATGTTGAAGAGATACACTACGCTTCTGACTGTATTGGATTTCATTTGACATTTACCTCTACTGCCCCATTTGGATATAAGGACAAAATAGAGTTAAGCGGCTCGGTTGAAAAGAATGCTCCCGTTACAATTAATGATACGAGTGATGAGGAAGGATATATCTATCCGGATATGACTGTCACACTTAAAGCATCTGGAGATTTGAAAATCACAAACAGTTTTGACAAAAGAGAAACTGTTGTACGAGGGTGTGTATCTGGAGAAACAATAACATTTACACGCCTATTACAAATATTGTCAAGCAACAATTCTCACGCACTCGGAGACGATTTTAATTATAAATTCATACGTATTAATAACGAATATGGAAACACAGCGAATAAACTAACTTTTAGCCTTCCGTGTACATATTCTATTTCATACAATCCAATTGCAAAGGTGGTGATTTCTTGAATACTTCTTTATATGGTGGAATTATTGAAATTTCGCCTGACGGACAGCCGATTACACCTGAGCTGATTCTTGCGTATCGTGGAGGTACTAAGCACGGCGTTATCCACAATGTAACATCATTTGAAGTCGGAAATCACCTTATGAACGCAAATGAAATTTCATTTGATGTGCATAAGACAGCCGACGGATTTGATTGCGAATTATGGGATTCTATTAAAGATTTTAAGCTTGTATATATTCCACACTTTGAAAATGCTTCATATAACCCATGGTATGAATTAACTGTAACAGTTGATGAGGATGACGAAACGGTTAAGCATTGTGAGGGCGTTCATATACAGGAGGCTGAGCTAAGCCAACTCACATTAAACGATGTGCAAATTAATACGGAAGATGATATTGCTCGTGATGACTATATTCCCACGATTATTTACAATCCTGATAATGCCGAAGGCTCTCTTTTAAACAGAGTTCTAAAAGATAAAGCATCTCATTATCAGATATTTCATGTAGATTCTTCACTTGCAAATCTTCAGAGAACATTTTCATGGGACGGAAGCACGATAACTGATGCATTTGATGATATAGCAACAGAAATCGAAGGTATTTTTGTATATGGAAAATATTCATCAGCGGATGGCAAAATACACAGAACAGTCTCTTTATACGATTTAAACGATGTTTGCATGGAATGCGGCGAGCGTGGAACTTTTACAAACAAAGTATGCCCGAAATGCGGAACGACAAACATAAAATACGGATACGGAACAGACAGTGGAATATTTCTCAGTCATGAAAATTTTGCGAGCAGTATTACATATTCATCGAATAAAGACAGCGTAAAAAACTGCTTTAGGCTTGTCGCAGGAGATGACTTGATGACAGCCACCATCCGCAATATCAATCCAAGCGGAAGCCAATACATATGGTATCTGAGCAATGATGTGAGAAATGAAATGTCATCAGCATTACGCACGAAACTTGAAGAATACGATGAAGAATATAGTGCATACAGAGATACGAAGAATATTGAAATTCCTTCAAATGTGGTAAGTGATTACAATATCTTAGTAGAAAAATATAAAGCATATGATAGTTCGTTAGAGAAAATAAACTATCCGGTGGTTGGTTATTCAGCGTTGACTGATTTTTATTATCAAGCTTTGAATTTCTATAATCTGCTTAAAACAACACTGGCTCCTGCGTCTGCAAAAGGCACTCCGACAACCGCAAAAGAAGAAGCTGCAAAACTGACTTCTACCACACTATCGCCTGTCGGAATACAAAACGCCGATACCGCATCAGCTACTACTGTAAATCTTGCTGTTGCAAACTATGCAAAAGTGTATGTTGATACATCATTATACAGAGTTACCGCAACAACGAATTCGTATGTGTCAAAAGTATGGAAAGGAACTCTGACGTTATCGAGTTATTCAGATGATGAAGATTCTGCAACAACTTCTGAACTGACAATATATATTACAGACGATACAGAAGACTATATCAAGTGTCAGTTGGAAAAGGCAATGAAGAAGAATGACTCTGACGCAACTGGTACTGTCGCTTTATTTAAGATGGATGAATCTCACTTTAAAGAACAGCTATCTTATTACAGTATTGACAATCTGAATATACTTGCCGGAATAGTTCGTGGATGTTTGGATGTTATGATTCAACAGGGTATCGCTGACAGAACTGTAAGTGCATATGCCGATTTATATAACTCATTATATATTCCATATTACAACAAAAGCGAATGGATACAGGATGAGCTTCGCGAGCGAGAAGCGGAGGCTCTTCGTCTCAGAGGTTCAAAGTCATATCCAACTGGTGTGTTGGACTATATTGAAAAACAGAGACAGGCTATTGCTGACAAGCTGGATATGCACACATATCTTGGCGATTCGCTTTGGGCTGAATTTTGCTCATTCAGAAGAGATGATGAATATAAAAATGATAACTTTATCTCTGACGGGCTGACAGATAGGGAGTTAATAGAGCAAGCAAAAGAATTCTATAAAAACGCAGAAAGAGAAATTGTAAAAGCAGCTACGTTACAACACACGATTAGCTGCAATTTGAATAATTTCTTGCTTATAAAAGAACAGGACGTAGAATCATCTCCTGTTCCGATAGTAACAATTGACGGACTGAATCTTGTAACTAACGATACTCTATATCTCGTCAAAGGAGATGCGGTCTTCTCCCCTCTTCTGGTCAACTTTGACATTGGAAACTGGATTCATATCGAGATAGACAACAAACTGTACCGTCTTCGTATGACCGACTATCAGATACGGTACGACAATCTTTACTCATTGGATGTTGAATTCTCAGACGTGACCTATGGTCTTGGATATATGTCTGATACTCAGGATATATTAGCAAAAGCAAGTTCCATGGCAACCTCATATTCAATGACGGTACGTCAGGCTAATAAGGGCAATAAAGCTAATCAGCAGATTGTCGATATGGTAGAAAACGGGTTATCGCTGACAAACAAAAAGATTGTTAATGCTGCAGATAACCAAAATATGGTAGTCGATGAGAGTGGAATGCTCATGCGAGAAAAGAACGAGTTCGGAGATGACTACAGCAACGAGCAGGTAAAGATTATCAACCACGGATTCTACTATACAAATGATAATTGGAAAACTGTTAAGACCGGACTTGGAAAATTTATCTATTACGACCCGGAGTCTGGAACGTATAAGGAAGATTACGGGCTTATCGCACACAAAATCGTTGGAAATATCATTCTTGGAAATGAAGTTGGTATTTATAATGAATCTGGGTCTGTAAAAATAGACAAAGATGGATTTACTGTTACAGCCGATGCAAACGACACTAATCCAAATCTATTCACATTACAACGAAAGAACGAAGACGGCTCTTATACAAAGTATATTTATGTGGACGATGATGGTAACATCAAAATAAACGGAAAACATATCCAGATGACCACCAGCGAAGACCTCGGTTCTTACATTGATAGTACAATCAAACAAGAAGCCGCCGCACTGGTTATACAACTTTCAAATGATTATGTAGGAATTTCCACAGATGCTGATGGCAATGGCGGTGATTTTTCTAATTGTTATGTTGATGTAAAGGCATTCTCTGGAAGCACGGACATTACTAAATCAGGCGATGTAGAGTGGACAATATCTCCAACATCCGGTGTTGTGGGTGAATGGGATGCTCAAAATTTCAGATATACTGTAACAGGACTCAATACGAACATCGGAGAAGTTGTATTTGACGTAGAATATAACGGATTGAATGTAAGTAAGTCATTTAGAATATCCAAAATTAAAGATGGCCGCAAGGGAGAAACCGGACTGGACGGTAAGGACGGCGAAGACGGAACGAGCAACTTTATCCATATTAAATATAGTCCAGTTGCAAATCCAACCGACGATTTAATGACAGAGACTCCATCGACATACATTGGAGTTTGTGTTGATGAAAATCTTGCCGACCCTACTACAGCAGATTCTTATACATGGAGCAGATTCCGTGGAAATGATGGTCAAGACGGAACTCCCGGAACAGATGGCGAGGATGGCGTAAGCACATATGTTCATTTTGCATACGCTCAGTCATCTGACGGTAGTTTGAATTTCAGCATTACTGAGTACGACGGAGCAACGTATCTTGGCGTATATACAGACACCATTGAGGCTGACAGCACGGATTATACAAAATATGCATGGTCATTAATCAAAGGCGCTGACGGTGAAAGTATCAGTATACTTTCTACTGAAGTTGCTTATATACCAAGCGATGATGGTGTAAATCCTCCAAACGCCTACTCTCTTGCCACAAATGACGGAAACATTATTGTTAATGAAAACGGCGATGAAATTGCAACACACAAATGGCTTACAGAAATCCCATATGTCGTTGCGGGTTCTTACTTGTGGACACGCACCACTGTAAACTATTCCGATGGAACATCTACCGTTACATACAGTGTATCCAGACAAGGAATCGACGGAACTGACGGAACTGATGGTCTGGACGGGAAAGATGGGAAAGATGGCTCGAGCAACTATATTCATATCAAGTACTCTGCCTATCCAAATCCAACGGATGACCAGATTTCAGAGATACCTTCTGATTATATCGGAGTATGCGTAAATGAATCTCTGCAAGACCCAGAGTCAGCAAGTTCATATACATGGTCAAAGTTTAAAGGTTCTGACGGGACTGACGGAATTCCAGGTAAGGACTGTTATGTACATTTCGCTTATGCGACAAGCGCAGACGGTAGCCGGGGATTCTCAAAGACTGAATTTACTGGAGCTATCTATATTGGAGTATATTCTGATAATACCGAAGCTGACAGCGACGATTATCACGACTACGCATGGTCTAAAATCAAAGGTGATGACGGTAAAGATGGTCTTCCGGGTAAGGATGGCGAAGATGGCAAATCTTCGTATATACATATCAAATACAGTTCCGTTGCAAACCCATCCGATGAACAAATGACGGAGATTCCAAGTGCTTATATTGGCGTATATGTTGATTATACTGAAGAAGACTCTGATACAGCGTCAGATTATACATGGTCTCGTTGGCAGGGTAAAGACGGAGCAGACGGAATAGACGCGAAGGATGCATATGTCCATTTCGCATATTCTACAAGCTACGATGGCTCTGAGAATTTCTCTGTCACAGAATTTGAAGGCGCAACATATCTCGGAGTTTATTCAGACAGAGAACAAGCCGATAGTACAGACCATACTAAGTACGCATGGTCTAAAATTAAAGGAAAAGATGTGACTATTGTTTCCACAAAGATAGAGTATATTGCGACAACCGAAAAGAGTACTACTCCACCGGAATCAATTGAACTGGTTGATAGTTCTGGAAAATCTATTATCGATAATAGCGGAAATGTATTTGTAACAAATAAGTGGTCTAATGAAATTCCAGACCTTACTGATGGTAGTTACCTATGGACACGCACTACTGTTAATTACTCAGATGGAAATTCTACTGTTACATATACAAATGCCAAACAGGGAGATACCGGAGATGCCGGTAGAAATTATTTTCTGGAAATGGATGCTACTGCCGTAAAGATTGACGGAAACAACATCATTACTCCCGATAAATTGACTGTAAAAGGATATTATAGAGACGGAAACGGCGACAGGGAAGTTTATCCTTGTCGTTTTGTTATTACAAAAACTTATAAGAGCAAACTTACAGAGACGGTATTAACTACATCAAGCAACGTTGCAGAGCAAAGCTTTGATATATACGGTGAGGCAGAAATGCCAGAATTCTATACCGTAGAGATGCATAAGGCAGGTCAGCAGCCAACCGAAGATAATCTGCTGGATATTCAGACAATACCGATTCTGGTTGACAGTGCGAATATGATGATTGGCGCAAGGAATCTGTTGAAGCTGTCTGATAAGCTTGAAGGATGTCATTACTATGGCAATACTGGTGTTTATAGTATTACCGAAGACGAAATCGACGCCAAACAGGTGGTCAAAGTTCAAGCCGCATCCGGCTCAAATACTGCGAAAGCTGTGTATTATGAGATATATACGGATAACCTAATTGCTTCTGAGGTGGGAACAAAGCTCACTGCTTCAATGAATGTATTTGCCAGACAGAATGGAACTCTTAGTGTGTGCCTTGCAAATCCAAACGGTGTTATGAAAACCACAGATGAACAGCAAATCACATTAATGCCAGGATGGAACAAGGTGTATACGGTACTTACGATTCAGGATACCGAATTTGAACTCGTGACAGATATCAGAGACAGTTTTGTGACTAGTAATAACCTTACTATCACTACGGGCGATGTCGGTATTTTATCAAATGTGCTTCGTATTACAGACAATATGAATAGCGGAGATTACTATGCGATTGATTACATTCAGTTGGAAAAAGGAAATCGCCCGACAGACGCATATCCTGCTCCAGAAGACTTGACAAACTATACGGATGAAATGCTGAGCGGTATGTCAGACGAATTGAAAGGAATTATATCTGATGTACTAAATCAGGTTATCGCCAACAAGGAGGAATTTGATGAATTAACGTCTGAGACTGGACAAATTGAGGAAATCCGAAGGAGCAGCGTTGATACACAACAGCACGTTGACAGGCTTGAAACAAATGTAGATACATACATTCTGAAAGTTGATACAGTCGAAGGAAAGGTTGTTGACATTGAAAAGACAACAGAGTGCTTTTCTATGGAAGACGCTGGTTTGCGAATTACACGGAAAATATCAGGGCAGCCAAGTTCGCAACAGCTTTCTATGCTCTTGAGTGAACAAAAGTTGAGTTTTTACCAGGGTACAGATGAGGTTGCATACTTCAGCAACAACAAACTGTATGTAACAGATGCAGAAATTCTTGACAAACTTCAGTTAGGAAAATTTGCTTTTATCCCACGTTCTAACGGTAACTTATCATTCAGATACCTCGGAACGTAATTCGGAAAGAGAGGTGATTGAATGGCTTTAAGTGGAAGTTTTGACACTAGCGGATATGAAGGTCGAAAGTGGCGGTTCTCATGGACTGCCACTCAAAACGTTGCAGATAATACATCAACAATTTCATGGAGCGTCAGTGCCGTAGGTGGAAGTGCCGGATGGTATATGTGTGGCCCGTTTACGATTGATGTGGCTGGTTCAAAGTGGTCAAAAACTGGACGATGGAAACAGTATAAAGGCACATTAACCAGCGGGACTAAAACAATATCGCATAGTGCAACTGGAACTGCTTCTTTTACTGTTAGCATTGATAGTGCAATTTACTACTATGCGACCGGGACTGGTAACGGCAGTAAAACATTTACACTGAATACAATTCCAAGAGCCTCATCTATATCTTGTGGGACTTTAACAATGGGTAGTTCTGGAACAATCAGTGTATCGAGAGCAAGTACAAGCTTTACCCATACCATCAAGTATACTTTTGGTACTAAGTCAGGCACTATTTGTAATAAATCGTCGGCTACAAGTGTTTCATGGAAACCTCCGCTAGATTTAGCTCATATGATTCCAAATTCTACGTCTGGAACAGGAACTTTAACATGTGAGACCTACAGCGGAAATACAAAAATTGGTTCAAAAAGCATTTCATTTACATGCAATGTTCCTTCTAGCGTTGTCCCGTCATGTAGCGCAACTGTAACAAATACAAATAATACATTTGGATGCTATGCACAGATTTTATCCGGTGTAAAAGTAAAGCCATCTGCATCAGGTTCGTACAGTTCTACGATTAAAAGTATTAAAATATCCGTAACGGATATGTCGGATAAAAGCGCAAGCAACGGTGTCGAATATACGTTTGACGCATTTACAAAAACCGGAACAAAAACAATAAAAGTAACTGCGACTGACAGCCGTGGACGCACAAAATCATGGAGTACAACAGTGTCGGTTGTAGCATACAGCCTACCAACGGCTAAAGTGTCAGCATCTCGTGGTAATGGGTCTACTACAGGCAGCTTCGTTGCGTCTGATACTGGAGACCATGCAAAGATTACCGCTATCGGGTCTGTAAGTAATATTAGCGGGAATTATTTAACTCCCACATTACAATATCGTATAGCAGGTTCTTCTGCATGGACAAATCTATCAGTATCTGCAAGCGGGCTTTCTCTAAACTCTGTTTTAGTAATAGCAGCATCTGATGTAAATGCTTATGATATACGCTTGGTTGTAAAAGATAAGTCGGGTCGTTCTGCAACGGCTACGATGACATTATCAAATGGATTCGCAACTATGGACTATAAAGCTGGCGGAGATGGCGTTGCATTTGGAATGACTGCTACTCGTGCTGGACTTGACTGTGCGATGCTTATGCGAATTCTAAACAGTACGTATCTAATGAGCGACTCATCTGGTGGATATGGACAGGCTTATTGGCTCTATAATGATTCTGGAACGCAAAAACAAGTAGCAAGATTATACGCAGCATCTGATGGTTTTCATATGAATGTTCCAACCGGGAAAGGATTTTTGCAGGGAACATGGAGCGGAACACTTTCAGATATGCGTATGAAAAGAGATATAGAGCCAATAGCGCAGGACATTATCAAAGCTGTTGGAGAAGTGCCGTTTGTTCAATTCAGGATGTCCGCTGATGGATATGACCATGATGAATTATGCGTTGGAATATTAGCACAGGACTTAAAAGATGCTTTCACACGTCATAATGTAGAAGATAAGCTTCTAATGCTTGACACTGTAAAATTGAATCCCGATGGAGATGATGAGTATTACTGTATTGAGTATACTCATTTTTTGATTGTGCGATTACTGTATGACGAATTAAAAATATATGATTTTGAAAATAGATTAAACAAAATAGAAAAAGTTTTGAATGTTTAAAGGAGGATATTATGGCTGGTACTACTAGAATTAAAGACCTTTCTGCTACTACTTCCGCTGCGGATTCCGACGTATTGCCGGTTGACGGAACTAATGGTACTAAGGGAATGACGTTTGGAAATCTTGCAACAGCGATTTTAAATAAATTAACAAGTAAAACATACGGTCTCGACATGGGGACTAAAACACTCCCTGCGGCTCTTAACGAGATTTATGAAGGCTCTGTGAGAAACAATGCCGGTGGTCATAACTCTATTTTTAGAGGTAAAAATCTCGGAACATCATATACATCCGCAATGTCAACAGCGATTCAGAACGGCTCATTTGATGATTTATACGTTGGTGACTACCTTACTATTAACGGAACGGTATATCGTGTCGCAGGATTTAACCTGATTAAAAATTGTGGAGATAACTCTGCTGTTGGAAATAATATGTGTCTCGTACCCGACTCTGCTTTGTATAATGCTCAGATGCATAATACAGACAGCGGAGAATACGAATCCGGGTCTGTCGCAAACGATACAACTGGCGCATATGCAAATTCGGATATGCGTACCACAAATCTAACACAGGCAACTAACAAAATCATCACTGATTTTGGCTCTTCACATGTTATTTCATACAGAGATATTCTGCCAAATGCCACTGCTGATGGACAGGCTTCTGGATGGGCGTGGTATGACTGCAAGGTAGAGCTGATGTCCGAGGTAATGGTATATGGCACGAAAGTATGGGGAAATAGCGGCTATGAAGTTGGATGTCTGAACGAGCAGTTCCCGCTGTTTAGACTCAATCCTGAGTCTATTCACCGTCGGTTCGGCTATTGGCTCCGGTCTGTCGGGTCTGCGACGTACTTCGCTTTTGTGAGCACCGGCGGTGGCGCGGGCAGCACCAACGCTTCCTTCGCTTTTGGCGTTCGTCC